TCAATCGTGTGGCAGCGGGAATGGATGTGCTGCAAAAAACAAACTGCAGCACCATGGTCCTGCGGGGGATCAAGGCAGCGGAGGAGCAGCGTGTGGAATGGCTGCAAGGCAAAGCGTCCGCAGAGTTCCCGGTTCCCCTGCTCAGGGCCCCCAGGGGACGCAAAGAGCAGCAGCTGCGCATGGCCGGAAACCGAGCGGCGGGGATCTCCTGGCAGATCTGCGCAGCCGGGTGTATCCGTGCTTTGCGATACGGCCAGACCCGCCTGGAGCGTTTGCGTCAGGCCGCCATTGAAAACTACCGGCAGTTCAACGGATGGGCGGCGGAAGATGGGATGGACGTGGCCATGGACAGGCTTTCCCGCTGCGTTCAGGATGCGCTCAAGGAGGAAGTCCGGGTCGTGGACACCGCCCAGCAGCAAGCGGACAAAGAGTGGAGCGAAGTCAAGGCGGCGGTGATGACCGCCCAAAAAACAGCGCTTCGTGTCCAAATGTCCAACGTGTTGGCTCAAAACGCCGGCGTTCAGGTGCCAGAAGGCCAGGCTGCACAGATCTTTGCGCGTTGCATGGCAGAGACCTTGAGGGCCGGCCGATGATCCCCCCCTGCAAGGACTGCCCCCGGCGGCACACAGCCTGCCACGATGCCTGCCCGAAGTACGCAGAGTACAAGCGCCAGCTGAAGGAGCAACGTGCGTACACGAAAACCAGGAATGCGCTGGAGTGCATCAGCAAGAACGCATTCAATCAGGAATTTTGGATGGGAGGAAGAAAGCGATGAGGGTATCGAGTATTACTGAAGGGAGAGACGTGGGCATGAAAGCTGTTTTGCTGAGCATCCGGCCTGAGTGGTGCAAGAAAATCGCAAACCTGCGGAAGACGGTTGAAATTCGCAAAACTGCGCCAAACCTTGAAGTGCCGTTCAAATGCTACATCTACTGCACAAAAGCTCCAAAGGAACTCATTACGATTTTCAGAGATGGCGAAGAATCGTATGATGGAGAAATCTATCACGGAAAGACCAAGTTTATCACATGGGATGGCATTGGCGTGTCAGATGATATAGACAGCGCCATGCAGATGATTATTGGCGAGTTCGTCTGCGATGACATCCGACGCATTGGCCCTGAATACTGTGCCGTCAAAGAAGATATCGAATCTGCAATTTCTGGAAGCTGTCTCACAGTACCGCAAGTCAAAGACTATGCCGGATGGAAGCCCGGGAGGAGTTATGCAGATTTAAAAGACTTGTATGGCTGGCACATTTCCGACCTGAAAATTTACGACCGCCCACGACCGTTGAGCGATTTTACAAGGCTGCGGGCAACAAAATTTGGCTATGAGCCTGTAGAGATTCGGCGTCCACCACAATCCTGGTTTTATGTGGAGGATGGCAGATGAAACTGACCCTCTACGGTGACCCTCGTACCAAAAAGAACTCTGCCCGGATTCTCCGCACACGCTCTGGGGCCCCATTCGTGGCCCCTAGCAAGGCCTACGGAGATTACGAGACGGACTGCCTGCGGCAAATCAAAAAGCCGCACGGTCCCATTTCTGCCCGCGTGAACCTGCGCTGCGTGTACTATATGCCCACCCGCCGCCGGGTGGATCTTGTGAACCTGATCGAGGCCACCTGCGACATCCTGGTTAAAGCCGGGGTGCTGGAGGACGACCACTGCCGCATCGTGGCGGGGCATGATGGCAGCCGGGTGAGCTATGACAAGCAAAACCCCAGAGCAGAGATTTGGATTGAAGAAATGGAGGAATAGAACGTGTCTCAATTATTCGGTATTTTGCTTTTTATCTTTTTGATGTCAATAACCGCATGGGGGCTATTTCTTGACTTCAAAAACCCATTCAAGCCACAAAAAGACCCTCGGTTGTGCGAACGATGCATCCACTTGTGCAAGAAGTTTCCAGATGGAAACGAAATGTATAACAGATATATTTGCTCTGTAGACGAAGAAAAAGTCAAAGGGTATGATATTTCGCCCGAATATTGCTGCGATTTCGAGGAAAGGAGCACCAATGACCAGAACATGGACACCTGAAAGTGATGCGCCCAAGCCGGGCGAAGCCAGCAATGTGCAGCAGCTGCGGGCGTGGTTTGAGCGCCTGCCCCAGATGCGGCATCGGATGCGTCAGCAGCAAGAACGCATTGTGTCCCTGCGAAGCGCCGCCACCAAGACGACCTCCGGCTCGTCCGGCGCTCCGGGACGGTCTGGCGCAAGCGACAAGGTAGGCCGGAACAGTGACGCCGCCATGGATGCCGAGCAGGATCTGCACGAGCTGAAATGCCAGTATGCCGAGATGCAGAAGAAAGCCATTGAAGTGGCCTACATGCTCCATGCAGACCCGGCGTCCATCAAGCGCAGCCGCTGCCTGATCCTGTATTTTGTGGAAGGAAAAAGACAGGCAGGAATTGCCCGGATCGTGGGCTATTCAAAGCCGTGCCAGGTCTCTCAGGCGGTTTCTGACGGACTTGAGCAACTGGCTGAGATCACCACGGAACTGAATCTCGGGTGATTTGTACACTTTACACAACAAAACTGCGGCTTATTTTTACATGCCTTGGGATTTACTTCTAATCGGATCAAGGCGTATCATGGTACCATCGGCAAAGCCATAAAGGCCAACCGATTCACGCAGTCTCCAAAACGCACTCCCCCAACCCTGTGCTGGCCGTAGGTACAGGCTCCGTTTTGCGTTTTGCGGGCTGCTTCTATGCCACGGTAGCTCAACTGGCAGAGCGGCTGCCTTGTAAGCAGCAGGCCGCAGGTCCGACCCCTGCCCGTGGCACCACAACGCCGGGCCCCGCCCCGGCAACAGCCTGGCGCATCGGCTCATGACCGGACAGGAGCTTGCGGGGTGAGCGGCGGGATTCCCTCCTTACCCGCCTTGACCAAGCTCGCCCCGCCCACGGAGGCTCCTGAATCCGCAACGGGAAAGCATACGCCCGCCGGATGTGCGCCAACAACTCGCCCCGATACCGCAAAGGTATTGGGGTTTTCTTATGCAAAAATTCAGAGCGGAGAGGTGGTGACGTGCCCAATGAAAAGAATCTGGTACCTTTCGACCAGCGAACAGAGAGGGAACAGAGAGAGATCGCCCAGCTGGGCGGCATCGCCTCTGGCCGGGCACGCCGCCGCAAGCGTGCTATGCGAGAGGCGGCGGATTATTACCTTAGCCTGCCAGAAACAGACCGCCGCCGGGTAAACGCTATGCTCCGGGACCAGATCCAGCCGGAGGACATCGACAATCAGATGGCCGTGGTGGTGGGCATTACAGAGCGGGCCAAGCGAGGGGATGCGCAAGCAGCCAACGTCCTGCTGAAAATGCTGGGGGAGGAGACCGTACAGGAAGACCCGGGCGCCGATGCTCTGGCGAAGGCCCAGCAGCTTCTGGGAGGTGTAGACAGTGCCATTGACTGAGTTCCAGCAGCAGTATCTGCGCCACTGCTCCCACCGGTGGAATATCAAGACGGGAGCCACCCGAAGCGGCAAGACCTATCTTGACTGCGCTGTGACCATCCCGAAGCGTCTGCTGGCATCCCGCGGCGAAGGGCTGTGCGTGATGCTGGGCAACACTTTAGGCACACTGGAGCGCAATGTGCTGGAGCCTATGCGCAGCTTGTGGGGGGCGGATCTGGTGGGCATCGTGCGCACCTCTGCATCCGGCAATGTCGTGCAGCTGTTTGGCCGCAAGGTCTATGTTCTGGGAGCCGACAACAAAAAACACATTGCCCGCATCCAGGGTGCTGCGTTTGAGTATGCCTATGGGGATGAGATCACCACCTGGGATGAGGGCGTGTTTCAGATGCTGAAAAGCCGGCTTTCCTGCCCGCACAGCCATTTTGATGGCACCTGTAACCCAGATAATCCGCAGCATTGGTTCAAGCGCTTTTTGGACAGCGGTGCAGACATCTACTGCCAGGCCTATACCATTGACGACAATCCCACTCTGCCGTCAGACTTCGTGGCAAATCTGAAACAGGAGTATGCCGGAACCGTTTATTACAATCGTTTTATCCTGGGCAAGTGGACAGCCGCCAACGGCGTGATCTACCGCCTCCTGGCCGACAGCCTTGCCGCCGGGGATGGGCGCTTTTTCTGGCCTGCGGACAAGCCGCTGGCTCCGTGGCGGGTACGCATCGGCGTGGACTTTGGCGGCAACGGCTCCAAACACGCCTTTGTGGCAACGGCTATCCTGCCGGGGTATTCGGGCGTGGTGGGGCTGGCATCCCAGCGCATCGACCCTGTGGCGCAGGATGCGGATTTCCTGGCCGACAAGCTGATCGAGTTCTGTATCGCGGTCTTTGCCCGCTGGGGCGAGATCCAGTATATCTTCTGCGACAGCGCTGAACAGACGCTGATCAATCACATCCGCAGCCGTCTGCGTCGCTGCAGACTCAGCTGGCTGGCAGGACGGGTGGAAAATGCGGCAAAGATCAAGATCAATGACCGCATCCGCCTCACCTGCATCCTGATGGGAGGTGGGCGGTTCTGGCTGCTCCCGGAGGCTGCCACCCTCCGGGATGCCCTGGCTACGGCTCTATGGAGCGGCAAACATCCGGGAGTAGACGAGCGTCTGGATGATGGCAGCACCGACATCGACACGCTGGATGCGTTTGAGTACACCATTGAGCGAGATTTTAAGAGGCTGACAAACACATGAATATCACTGCATTCCTGGATTATCTGCACAAGACCAGAGGCTGGGAACTGGACCCTGCTTACTATGGACAGATCGAGACCTGGCGGCAATGGTGGCATGGGGAAGTGCCTGGCGTACACACCCGCACAGCAGAGTATGCAG